AATGTAAGCGGGGCGGAAGCCAAGGCCGTCACGGAAATGAGAACGCGGGTGGTGGCCACTCAGAAAGAAAACGCCAGCGTTAGACGTGTAGCTCCAACTCCCACCGCGGAAGAAGCATTTTTCCCCGTCATTCCTTGCGTAAAATCTATCCCCGCCATGATCGCTGTTATCCGAAGGGAAGACGGCTAACGCCTTCAAAATATCCGGTATTGTGATACCGGATTCTACAGCTAAATCTTTGAACGGTGTAGACGGCCACTGGTCGCCGCTTGTCGTCGTTTTTACTGTAGTGCTGATCTTCGGAACACCGCTTACAATGTCGATCTTAAGCGTACCAGCTGTACCAGGTGCCACCAGGGTACCGTCTGGTAAAATAGCTTTCCACTCCGCGCTTCCAGCTGTAAGGTCTGCTGTGTTCTTTGCTGCATTGTTTCCGGTCAAAATCTGGATTTCTCCATTATTTGTACGAAGTCCGATAGCCCATTCCCAGCCGTCGCCGTTCAAACCGTAGATACCGTTCGGGGTTCCGTCGTGTGTCCAGCTGTTCGGACCACTACCAGTAAGCCCCAGGTTAATACGTCCGTCGCTTCCTACAGTTCCAGGTCTGCACTTTTCATGCGGATAACCGTGATCGCTGCCGTAGTTGTTATTTCCGCGTGGGTAGTAACCATTTGCCTTACACCAAAGGGCAATAGCGGCATATTCCGCGTTTGTCATACAATGCCAGCCCGGACCTTTTGCACGACAATAAGTGATAGCCTGGTCCATGTTGGTATAAACTTTCGGCACCTGTCCAGGAAGGCTACACGCCCTTCCGTCATGTACCATAGCCATAAAGGTACCTACAAAGATTTCCGGCTTTTCCGCGTCGTCAACCATGAACGCCGGAAGTGCTTTTGTGCTGTCAGATAAACCGACGTCCTTATAAGACAGCTTCGGGATAATGTTCATAATAGACGGATACCCTTTGTCGTCGTATAATACTGTCTGCTTTCCACCGCTGGCAGCTTCTACAGCCTGTCTGTATGTGTCCTTAATTGAAAATGTAAAAGCCATTTATTTTACCTCGCTTTCTTTCTGTGCCTGGGTCATATCTGGGATACCCCACAGGCATAAAGTAACGTCCCTCATGTTTACGTCTAAAGCTACTTCTTCCAGAATGTCGTAGCCTTCGTCGTCTGTTTCGCCTGTCGGCTGATAATCGTATTCCCTTGCCGGGATTTTTACGGACGCTACATACCAGTTACCTACACCTTTTTCCAGCGCTGTAAAGCCGGAATTAAGGCTTACGTCTACGGTTACAGCTATGTCCTGTAATTCTTCGTTAAGGTCGATTTCGATAGGCTCTACGCCTGGTACGGTAAGCTGTAAAATGGTTCCTTTTGTTTTCCACTTCGCCTTAGTACCACTGTTTACGTGCTGTATTCTCATTGTTATTACCCCCTTACTGAATATTTGTGTTAATGATCGTCCAGGTAAAGCTTACAGACTTCGCGCTACCTAAATTTCTTACTTTAAAGCCGTTACTTGCTTTATCGTAAACTTCAAGGTTTACCTTTCCAATGTCGTCGGCAGCTGTCACACACAAAGTAACGTCATAGTGTGGCGTATTGGTTTGTGTATGTTCTGTACCGGCCGGAATAGGTACCAGGACGAACGGATAAGTAGTAGAAAAATATCCCCCAGGCGTTCCGGTAATAGTGGCTTCGCCCTGTAAGAAACGTTTTTCAAAGTCTACCTGTCTGTTTTTGTGTGCAAGTCCAGCCTGTCTAAGCGCTTCGGTAGCAATAGCACCGATAACGTTATGTGAAAAGCTGATACCGTCAGTCATACGGTTAAGCCTGGACTGTGAAAGTGGTGTACCCTTCTGGATAACTTCTACGTTGTCTGGAACCAGCTTATAATGTCCGCTGTTTTCCGGTACTTCTTGTAACGTATAAGTCTGTTCACCGTTAATAATACGGTCTAACCACTCTACCGGGTCCCAGGTCTGTACCTCTCTTTTTACTTCTTCACTCATAAGGCCACCTCTCTTAATTCAAGTTGGAATACTACCAGAAGATTTTTTTCTTCTGGTTTTGGTACGACGTCCTGGCGCTGGATAAGTAAGTTTCCGTCTTTGTCGTACAGCTTCGTGTTTGTTACGGTACCAGATAAAGTATCATCTAAATAAATGTTTACTTTAAACTTAGCGCCTTCCACTGTTACGCTTTTGATCGGAAGTGTATAATCCTTGCCACTAATCGTACATACTGCCCTTGTAATCGTTTCTGCGACTGCTTTATTAAATACAGCAAGTCCTTTCTGTTCAATCATAGGCGTTTATCCCCCGTTTCCATTTCCCCAGCTTGTACATATCTGGTACTTGTTACGGCGTCGCTTTCTTCCACGGACATTACAGCGCTGTAAATACGCCCTTCCGTAGTTACCGACGGTATGGTACCGGTTTCTGTAACTTCGCTGGATTGTTTATAAGTTTCTATGGTATAAGTGCCGTCTACTGCTTCCGCTATCACGGTACGATATACGCGCCCTTCCGTAGACACGAAAGGTAGCGGGCCGCTGGCAATCGTCCCGGTTTGGTCATAGTCACGAAGAACGGTATCTACCTTTCCAGACACACCAAGACTGGCACTATATAAGCGCCCTTCTGTGGCAGTAAAAGGAAGGGTACCGCATATAGCAGACGCGCCAGCTTCCGGCACGTTGTACCCGTAAACATGGTACTGTGTAAGCATTTCCAGGCCGCCTGTTATGATATACTCAAATTTGTACTCTGTTCCCAGGTGGGCGTGTATAATGTTATCTACAGCTTTTTTAAATTCTTCCAAGAATGTAGGTACGCCGCGCTGGAACACGATAGTAACCAGACATTCCGCCGGGTCTATGTAGACCCTTATCTTTTCGCCGTATGCTTCCGCGATTCTGTGTATCATAGGGGCGCCAAAGTTTTCGTAATTCTGCAAACGTGCTAATACTTTAGGTCGGCGCGTAGCGTAGTCACCGTTTGGAAGCATAGGCAAGCCTACAGACTGTTCCCAAAAAACAAGCCCCCAGGTCGCCGTAAGTGGCGATAGCTGTAGGGCTAAGTCGTCTTGTTTTTCATTTACCAGGTCGTACCCCCTGGCTTTTGCATTTATGATATAAAAAAATAGCTGGCTTTCCTGGTAGTAACTGGCGGAAGATTCTACCATACCTTCGGTACGATCACTTATTACAATGTCTTGTTTTTTAGGTATCACGTAAGACTTACCTTCTTTACGGTAGGTATTTCGTATGGCTCTATCGTTATATCCGCGGTTCCGCCATTTACTGTAAGGTCGTCGTAGTTTGCGACGCCAGACAGCGTACCTAAGATAGCAGCTATCTTTTTATAAACGATAGGGCTTAACTCTTTCGTGTCGTCGTTTCGGTTAAATACCCGCGACTTCACGTATTCCGTGACAAGTTCCGTAAACTGCTGTAGAACTTCCGCCCGGTCTACGTTCTTTTCATATTCCACATGGGCGGAAATGTTAATGTCGTAAGGCGTTCCCGTTATCACAGTTACTACAGCACCACCAGGCGCCTTACCGTATCCGTACCCCTCATATGCTTTAGGGTCCAGGTATTCCTTAATGTCATTTACTATAGACGTATCTAGCGGTCCGTAAGTATCGTCTACGACGACTACGCGAACCGTACCGCGTCCGTCGTGTCCATTATCTTTGTTCCAGCACATATCTACAAGGACTTTTCCGACCTTAACGCCGTAGTCTTTATAGAACCCGTCCACTACCCAGCGTTCGTAGTCGTGAACGTTTCCGCCTGTATCTGGGTTTTCTGCCTTATCTAATATTCTTGTCCAGGCAGCGTCTAGGCTTTCCCGTTCGGCAGCCATAACCACGGTACCTGTATCAGTGATCGAAGTTACCCCAGCTATAGGCGGTTGTAAGATAAATTCACTTCCAGTAGCTAGGTTTCCTTCGTTTCCAGTCAGTGTACAGGTAATGCGAACGTCTACAGCTTTATCACTTAGGAAAATCGTTTCACGATCTGCGGTAAACTCTATCGGGTTCCCTTCTTCGTCTGTAACGACGGAAGTAAAGGTGTAACCCTGTGGGATTCTTACGCCGGGGTCTGCTACAATAGACAGCACCCTTTTATTTGCTGTGGCTTCAATTCTGGTAAGTCCCCTTATTTCCATGTGTTCGTCCATGCGTTCGTCTTCGCAAAACTGCGGGAAAGCGTTCTGTAAAGTTCTGTCCTGTGCTATTTCCAGCTGCATTACCTGGGCGACGTCTGGCATAATCATATCATAGGGAAAGTCACCGACTTCCTTACGCCAGGTATCCGGTATCTGGGATAAAAGAAACTCTTTAATATCTGTCGCGGACTGTAAGAACACTGGTACAAATTCTGGTCTTTCTGTCATACTTCCACCCCCTCTACTAAAATTGAATTTCTGAAAATGTCCGTAAATTCAATGTCTACAATAAAACAAGGGGTTCCGTTTTCGTCTTCCCCTTCTTCTACAGATACACTATCTACGCTTGTTATCCACGGGTCATAAGCTATTGCTTCTTCCGCGGCTCGTTTTACTTCCGAAAGTCTTACGTCTTTCGGATAGTCACCGCAAATACCGTAAGCTTTTACGTCGCTTCCGTATACGTGATTTTCTTCTTCGTTTTCAAAGTCGCCATATACAGGAAATACACCGCGTTCGGTTTCTTCTGCTTTTACGGCGATCATACCTACGGCTTCTGACCCGGTTACGGTTTTTACGGTACCGTCAAGACCTATCACAAATTCCCCGGTATCAAAGTCAAATACCGGTACCCTTAAGTCAATGTCCGCCATAATAACCACACTCCGTATATACTCTGTAATCAATAGGTACCAGGGCGTATTTTACGTTGTTCGGCGTACCGTAAGGAATGACCGCTACGCGATCACCACTTTTAGCGCTCTTAGGCGCCATAACCTTACCACTTCCATAGGTCACCGCTACACCGTCCACTTTACAGCTGTTAGAACCCGTCATAGTTCCGGTTCGTCCGCTGCCCGTGATCTTCGCCACAATTCCCCCGCGCTGGTGTTCTGACCCTACCAATGGGTACGCTAAAAACTGATCGCCCTTACAGATCGGATAGACAGAAACCGGTATGTCAAACATATCGGCGTCTATGTTAAGTTCTGTTCCTACCAGTTTAAATTTTACTGGATTCGGCTCTGCGGAAGTCGCTTGTAAAAGGTGCAATCCTTCCAGTACGCTATCCTTTTGACCGTTACCCCTTAATGTACTTAATGCGTCTACAGACCCTAACATACTACCCCTTCTTTCTACTTAGGTGCCTTACCAGATGTTATTTTTATAAAATCTTTATGTGAATAACTGCTTACTTCTTATACAGCTGGAAGACTATTTTTTACTGTTGTCGTATTGGATTTCCGGTATATCTTCCGTAGCTGTAAGGTCAAAGTCCAGCTGTATAGCGTCGTCGGCTAAAAATGTATGTGATACATTTCTTACCCAGTAGCCACCGACCATACCGGTATTTTTTTCTTCTACGTAAATCGGGTCGCCTACGAAGAACTGACCCATAACGCCATCCGAATTTAAGCCGGACATACTCATGGTAGAAGTAATCTTAGATAAAGACTTAAGCTTTTGTTTTGCCATCTTAGATAAGTTTTTATCCTTGTCGCTGATTTCTTCGTAATACTGGGTATTACCGTATAAGGCTTTATTTTTTGCATTAACCTTTGTGGCCGTTTTTCCAGTTTCCCGGTTAATCAGCTTTACCGTGTTATACATTTCTTCTATGCTACGTTCTCTACTGGCAGATATAAGGTTACCACCTGTTTTAAACGCCCATATCATTTCTGGTACAGTACGTCGCTTTAACAGTATCCCGTTATTTACGGGGTCGTATCTAAACCAAAATTTATCTCCGCCACTATTCCACGTCCTAGCTAAGACGTCTACCGTAATTTTATCTGGGGCGCCTTTCTTATACAGGACGTGGGAAATAACAACGTTCGTGTTTTCCAGCTTATATACCTTTAATCCTATCTTTTTCGCCATGCTCTTTATGATCTGGGTAGCTGTCTGATTCTTAAAGTAATAATCATCTTCGTGTTTCCCAAACAAAAAAAGCGGGTCGTATGCGGTTATACTGTTTGTTCCGTCGTGTTCCTCTTTCTGCTTTTTTATCTCACCGATAAACCAGCGTTTCCCTTTATAGAAAAGTTCTACTTTGTGGGCTAAAAGGTCCAGGCGGTTCCCATATAAAGACAGCTTAAAAGTCAAGGTACGGCAGCAAGCGTTAAGCTGATCTTTAATAACTGGGTTATCAGCAAGGACACCCGTAAAGTCGTTTCCATCTATTTTAAGCTGTAGTTTTCCCATTGATATAGCCTACCTTTATATTTTCTCGCAATCAGAAGCATTAACCCAACCGTACACCATAGCCCCGCTATAATGTATAAGGTGGTATGGGTGCTTATTGCTGTTTACAATCGTACAATTACATTTTGCCTTTCCGCGTGTTACAGTTGGTCTGGAAGCGTCCGAAGAAATATAAACCGGTCCGCCCTTAAACTGTACCTTGTCGCCTTTCTTGATCGCGGTCTTTTTCTTGTTTTTGGAAGTCGAAGGTTTAGATACTGGTTTCGGGTCCCTTTTCTTTACAGTGATATACTTTTTCGCCTTTACTTTCACTTGTGGAAGTTTTACGTATTCTTTAAATTCCAGATCGTAGTAGTAATCTAACTCTTGTCCTTCATAGTCCCCCTGGAAGGTTTTAATCTTCATGGACCTATTGATATTCATAGCCGGTATGATAACCTGTACCACAGTTCCGGCATTCTTCCATTTGTTTATAGTATTGATATACCATTGTACTGTTTTTAAACTCTTGTTATTGCAGTACGAAGCGTCATATCGGGAAGGGAAGAAGGACGACCAGCTAAGGCCGTCCAAGCTTTTACCGTCGTTAAAATCGACTTCTCCCTTTCTCCATATGGTTACTGTTTTTGGCGTACTGCTACCGTCTGATACGTTGACTTTTGGCGGTATAACTGGAATGTTCAGTATTACGCCGCCACCTTTGATAGTTATATTAACTGTCTTATCGCCTTTCATTTATAACAATACCCCCAGGTCTGCGCTGCTTATTACTTCGTCAGCGCCTTTCAGTTCCTCTATAAGTTCTTCCAGCAACTCTTTTACAAGCTGCTTTTTGTCCTTGTCGCCGGTATCGTTAAGAATGATCTTTTCAATTACCAGCTTAATTTCTTTTTTCAGCGTTTCTGCTTTACTGCTACCTGTCGGACTTACCGGGATATTTCCAGCTAAAGCCGGAACATCTGATAACGTACTCTGTACTTCCTGTACCGGGCTGTTTCCCGAATTGTACGTTACTGGTGCGGTTATACCGTTAGCCAGCTGTTCGGAAGCACTTTGTACCTGTCCTACCATCTTTTCAATACCGATAGCCATACCTTCGCCGGTATACTGTCCTATTTTCATCATTACCCTTGAAGGTGAATGAATTTGTAACGCCGACTGTATAGTAGAACGTACAGTAGACGCGATCGCCTGGGCCTGTGCGTAGATCGCACCAGCACCAGAAGCAAGGCCAGAAGCAAAACCAGCGGCGGCGTTATAACCGGCACTGTGAAGGTTAATGCTGTTAAAGGTTGCAGTTACAGCATTTACTACAGTCTGTGCGGCGGATACCGCTATACTGGTTCCGGCAAGAATACCAAGGGCTAACCCCTGTACTGTCTGAAGACCTGTACTGTTTGCTGTAGATACGGCGGTAGGTGTCATACCTGTAATACCAGATACTAAAGACTGTATCATGGTCGTACCGGCCGTAAGTGCTGTCGCGGAAGCTGCTGTACCGGCCGCTGCTATACTTGTAGTAAGTGCTGTCTGTACAGAAGTACCGACAGTCGTAGCCGCCGTGGAAGCGCTCGCGCTGATCGAAGATAAACCTTGTGTAAGGTTCGTTCCTACCTGGGTACCGATATTGTTAGCGGCTTCACCAGCTCCCGTTGCTGCTGTCGTAAGACTTTCAGTTAAGGCAGTTCCCAGATTAGTACCCAGGGTAGCTACCGCCGTGGTCGCTTGTGTAGAAGCCTGGTCTACAGCACTTGTAAGCGCTGTTCCGATATTTGTACCCATTTCGTTAATAGCGGTCGTCGCCTGTGTGGAAGCGTCCGTTATTGACGTCGTAAGACCTGTCGAAAGTGTTTGTGATAGCTGCTGTGTAGAAGCTGCTACCTGGGCGTTTGCTGTATCCAGTCCGGTAGTAAGACTGGTTCCTACCTGGGTACCCACATTCGTAGCCGCCGACGTTGCCGTAGCGGTTCCGTTTGTAAGACCTGTGGTAAGGTTGCTGGTAGTGTTGGTACCAAGCTGTAACGCTGACAGATCAAGTGTAGAAGCACCGTTATTAAAACTTGTGCTTAAGCTGTTAATAGTGTCCGTACCTAACTGCGAAGCCGTAGCTTGCAGACCAGCACCGCCTGTAAGAAGGCTGTTGTTTAAGTTTGTAGCCGTTTCTGTTCCCAGGGTCGTAGCCGTTGTAGTAAGCTGGACGCCACCAGTATTAAGACCGGCTAAAATACTGTTCGTAGCCTGTGTTCCACCAGAAGAAAGGTCTACAGTCTGCATACCGGAAAGAATACTATTACTTGTGTTCGTTCCGACTGCTGTAGCACTATAATTAAGTGTTCCAGAACCCGTGTTAAGCCCATTGGCTACGCTGTTCGTCGCTTGCTGTCCGTAACCTTCCAGTACGCCGTAGTCAAACTGGAAATTCTGGGTAGCTGTCTGTGTGGTTTGAGAAGCGGCAGACGCCACATTACCACTGGACGAAGTTACACCAGACGCCACACCGTCACAGGCCGCGCTTCCGGCTTCTTCGCCGTCACCAAACAGCCAGCCTGTAAAGTCACTCCACAAGCCCTTTACGCTGTCTACCAAACTGGTAAAACCAGACATAAAACCGTCTTTAATTCCGTCTATAACTTCGCCACCTACAGCTATCCAGTCTGTATTAAAGATCGTGTCTATGATAGCAGAAATTAACTGCGGAATTGCCGCGATAATCATAGGGATAGCCTGTATCAAACCGGTAACCAGTGAAACGATAATTTGAACACCCGCTTGTGCGATAGTGCCAAGGTTTGAAATAATTCCCTGTATCAGAGAAATAACAAGCTGTATACCGCCCTGTATGATAGTTGGCAGCATTTGAGTTAAGCCCGTAACAAACTGCTGGATTAAAAGAACCGCCGACTGTAGGATAAGTGGGATATTAGAAATAATACCCTGTGCTAACCCTAAGATCAGCTGTACACCAGCCTGTAAAATTACAGGTAACATTTGTAAAATTCCAGATAAAAACGCCGTAATAGCCTGTACCGCGGAAGCGATCAGCATAGGGGCATTTTGTACGATACCTTGAACCAGTGACATTATAAGCTGGGTCGCTGTCTGTAAGATCATAGGCAGACCGCTTATAAATCCCTGTACCAGCGTATTTATAGCCTGTGTAGCAGCTGTTAAAAGCTGTGGTATCTGCGGTATCATAGCCTGGACAAATTGTAAGATCAGCTGTCCGCCGATCATAATTACCTGTGGGATTAACACAAGTAACCCGTTAATAAACGCGGCGATCGTGGAAGCCGCACCGGAAGCAATCGCCCCAGAATTTGCCTGTATTCCAGATAAGAAGCCCTGTATAAGCTGTACGCCCATACTTACCACTTGTGGCGCGTAACTTGCTATCATGGTTACAGCTTGTCCTAAAACGTTACCCAGTTCTGTTACGAAAGCAGAAAAACCGCCGTTTGTGAGTGCGTCGGAAAGGCTACCCACCATTTCGGTAGCTGTTTGTGTAACGCTTCGTAATGGACCTTTGATATTATCGTAAATCGCAATACCTAAACCTTCCAGACCAGACTTAAGTATGGTTACGTCACCCTGTAAGTTATCCAGCTTAATAGCTGCCATTTCCTGGGCGGCACCAGAAGAATCCTGTATAGCAGACGTCAACTTATTAAAGTCTTCGTCGCTTGCGTTTGCGATCGCCAGAAGACCCGACATAGCTTCCTGTCCGCCAAGCATGGCAGCGTAAGCGGCTTTCTGGTCTTCCGTCATTCCTTGCATACCCTTACGCATATCGCCCATAATAGTACCGAAGGACTTCATACTACCGTCGCTGTTTGTAACGGTAAGTCCTAACGCGTCCATAGCTGTCTGGGCTTCTTTTGTAGGTTTTGCAAGTCGTGTAATGGTACTTCTTAAGGCGGTACCAGCCTGGGAACCTTTAATACCAGCGTTCGCCATAAGACCAGTAGCTACAGCCATATCCTCAATGGAATAACCCATAGCACCAGCGGCGGCACCTACATACTTAAAGGTTTCGCCCATCATTTCAACGTTAGTATTTGCGTTGGCAGAAGCCGCCGCCATAACGTCGGCGAACCGTCCGCTTTCGCTTGCTTTCATACCGAAAGCTGTTAAGCCGTCGGTAACAATATCGGACGTCTGGGCCAGATCAGCACCGGACGCGGCGGCAAGGTTCATAATACCGTCGATACCGGATACCATATCCGTAGTTTTCCAACCGGCCATAGCCATGTATTCCATAGCGTTCGCGGCTTCGGTGGCGGAAAAGGCAGTAGTCGCGCCCATCTGTTTAGCCTTTGTTTCCAAAGCTGTAAAGTCTGACCCAGTAGCACCAGAAATAGACGCTACCGACGACATAGCGGCTTCAAAATTTGAACCGACTTTTACGGCGGGCCCCCCCCGCCCCCCCCCCCCCACACCCGCACTAAGTACAGCGGAACCGGCGGACCTTGCTAAACTTCCGACTTTTGATAAGCCGGAATGTAAAGCAGAAAGCGACGTACTGGCTACCTTTTGTAAAGCGGTCTTTAGCCCCTCTACGCCAGATTTACCGTCCGTCGCCTTATTCTTTAAATTACTTAAACTGTTTACGATACCAGATACTTTAGTAGCCGCAAACGTCTTCATGTGGGAAGCTAAACTTTTTACGCCATTAACGGCACCTGTAACGCTTATCTTCCCGATATTTTTAAGCGCGTTTACGAAGCCAACGACACCGGTACGCCCTTCCTGTATGGTAGACTTGAACTCTCTAAAACTGGCTACCAGACTGGTAACCTTCTGCTGTGCCATTGTCTTAAGGTTCGTCGCCAAGTCTTTCGCCGACGTAACCCCGTTCTTCATGGATTCCACAAGCCCGGTTAATTTCTGGGAAGCGATCTGTTTTAAAGTTCCAGGTAATTGTTTGAGGTGTTGGGTTCCAGCGTCGAACTGGTCCATAGCAGCTTTCCAGCGGTTTGTACTTTCCGTAGACTGCTGGATAGGCGCTTGACTTTCCTGTGCGGCGCTCCCTATCTCCTGTATGGTATCGGCCATACTTTCGGCACCACTTACGGCGTCGGTCATACTGCTACCCATACTGTCGGCGATAGAACCGACATTCTGTAGCCCGGAACCCAACCCGTTCGCGGCGCTTGCTGTTTCTGCCATAGAAGCCGTGGAAGAAGACATAGCGGAAGAAATACCCGTAATCTGGCTTTTGAAAGCTTCCGCATTATGTCCGGCGGCGGTCAAGGTACTACTAAAATTATCTGTTAATGTAAGGGTTGCCCCCATTGTAAAATCAGACATTTATATTACCTCTTTTTCTGTCTTGCTTTTGCTGCGCGCTGTTCTTCTTTTATCTTAAGCAAAGTGGCTTGATAGATAAATTCTTTTTCGGAATAGGGAAGGTTATATATCTGACCCGGCGTTATGCCCTGGGTGTTCCAGATATAGGCCAGAAGCTTCGCTTCCCTGTCCGACTTTAAGAGTTTTTTACAGAATCTTTAACCTTTTTCTTTGCCTTATTTCCAAAGCCAGAAGCGTTCTGTACAGCTACGGCGAAGTTTACGATTTCGCCAGGTGGAAGAAGTGTAGATAAAGCGCCTTCCGCTGTATGAACACCTAATTTTTTAAGCAACGCACCGTTTGCAAAAGTAAAGTTGCTACGCTGGTCTTTGTCTACAGCTAAAATAACGATCTTCGTCATAAGCTTGTCGTCGTCTACCTTTGTCTGGATAACGCCGTTTTCGTCCTGGTCGTATGTTACACAATCTTTCTTAGCCTGTTTATAGTCGTCGTAAGAAATAGCTGTGTAAGGAATATCCCCTAACTTTTCAGAATGGAAGAAGCCCTGTTTTTCAGCTGTAAGGTCTGCTGTATCCATGCCTAAGATTTCTTCCAGGCTTAAGAACTTCGGTTCTTCCGTAGTTATGGCTTCCTGGTCTGTTTCGTCTTCTGTCAGACCTTCCACATAGGACGGTACCGGTGTTACTGGCTCTACTGGTAACGGCTGTGTAGCTGTATTTTCCTGTGTAGCACCTGTGCTAATTTCCTGTTCCTGTTTGTTCATTACTGTAATATCTGCCATTTTTATTTTCCTACCTTTCTTGTTTAAAAAGGGGCGCTTTTCACGCCCCCGGATAATTAGTTAATAGATTTCAGATACTTGAAGTCGTCAAAAGTAAAGTCCATTTCGATTTCTCCAAGTTCCCCAAGTTCAAAGTTCATAAGCTGGGCGCTGTCGAAGGATACACCGATAAACATAATATATTCTTCGCCCTTAGAAGTTGGGTCTTTCAGCTTCGCGGAAAAGTTGTATTTCGCGTGTGGATTATCCGCCGCTTTACGTTGAAGTCTACTGTCGATCTTGTGCGCTGTAATGGTTCCAGCACCAGAAGCGGCGATTACCTTATGACCTTTCATAAGTTTACCAGCCTGTAAGACTTCTTCTTTGTCATAATCTACGTTCGCTTCAAATGCTTTTGTTTCCTGCATCTGCTTACCGTTTTCGTCATAAACAAAGCCATACAAACCGTTAATTACTTCGTTAGCATCAAACATTCTTTACACCCCCTTATTAAAATACCGTACTAAGCTTCTGATAAATTTTTTCTGGGCTTTCATTCGGTGTTATGTCACCTACGAAAAAGGCTTCATTTGCCTTAGCCTTCTTTGTGGCGTTCTCCCCGTAGTAGTCCGGGTCTGGCTCATAGGAAGCGCCTTCTTTAAGAATTTCCTGTGCTACCAGCGGGTCAAGGTACTGCTGCTGTACCGTAGTCGCATAGGTCGCGCGGAAAGAATCTGTATTAGACTTCGCTTTCTTGTATTCCTCGCCAAAAAGTTCCAGATCATGTACCACGTAGTCGATCGTGGAAGAAACACGGATAGACCCCATTTCTTTAACCTCTCCCGATTTCGGGGAAGTAAGGGTATTTACCCCTTCGTCGATCTCTACGGTATCGCCCTTCGCTACAAAGATAAGGGTACCGGCTTTCTTTGCGCGTTCTCTAATACTCTTTTTCAGACGTACATTAACCGCCTGGTATGGTACAGTTTCGTCTGTAAGGGAACTGTTAAGGGCTACCGCTGCCACTCTTGCAGCTACAAAGATCGCCATTTCTGCCGCTGTATATCCGTCGCAACCATTACCCACGTTAATTACAGGTCTGTAATTGATTTCCCTTGACTTCGCGTTAGCGGTATCCGTAGCAGAATCCCAGGCTTTCGGACCACCTGTTACGAAGGACACGTAGAAACCTTCCTGTCGTACATCTTTTACCCAGGCGATCACTGTAGAAATAATACTTTCGTCAGATACACCATCTAAGGAAAAAGCGTTAGCGGTTCCGTCTGCTTCGATCTCGTCCAGGAACGCTGTGTAGTTTGTCACGGTAACGGCGTCGCCGTTATTTCCGCCCTTAAACTCTACGCCCGCGTTTGCTTTCGGAAGTGTAGCACCCTTAGTCTTTACACGGATATAGTCAGAAGCATTTACCATAGTTACCAGGCTATCTACATCAGATACCAGGAACGAAGTAAGTTCTACAGCATTTTCTACCAGACTGATCTTAATAGAACCGTCCTCTACACCGTCTTTTACCACAAGTACGAAAGGTCTTGTAGTTGGGTAGACAGTTTCAAATACCCAGGTATCAACGGTAGCAGCGGCTACTTTAGCTTCTGCTGTAGCCATACGGTAACCCAGTACCTTTTTAGGCTCTCCGTTTGACGCGTGGGTATAAACCTTTCCTACTGAAAGGGAAGAACCCACCGCGTTATAGTTGTC